ATTTCCCCACCAATTCACTTGAAACATACCAGGATAGTTAGTAGAGTAATAACCTCCGTGTAAATAAGTTCTGGAAGCAGGTATACCAAAAACTCCTGTACCATTTGTAACTACTGAACCTGATGTAATACTTGAAGCAGATTCTATATTGGTATCATTAGTTGTACTTACTAAAGTAGCAGCTGCAGCTTCTCCATAAAGCACTTTAGTTGGTACTGTATGGTCTGAATCATTAGGGTCAAAAGACCAAGCGTATGTTCTAAAGGTATCGCTATCGCAGTTATCACTCCATCCACCGTGAAATCCTGTTCTACCCCAAGCGAAATAAGGGTTTGATCTTGATGATTTTGTTTGGCTTACACTTATAAATTTTCTAGGATTTTCTAAACTCATACAAAAAGCATTTAATCCTGGACCATAATAGTAATATGGTGAATGTATCATTCCCCAAGTTCCGTCCCAAGTATGATTAAATTTTGTATAATATTGATTGCCTTGGTCAGCACCATATGAAGTTGTAGTAGATCCTTGAAAATCTTGCCAAGAACCAAATTGTCTACCGGCACCGGTAGTTCCTCCACCAGTGTTGCAATTAAATACTCCATATCTCATAGAGTTACCATATTTACATCCAAATCCTACATAACCATTATTACCTACAACAGTTACCCAATCTTTATTGTTACCTGTAGTCCAAGTATCTGTAAAGTATTCAGTTGATGTTAAGTTATCAAAATATTCTTTAATTGTTCTTACTTTATTTAAATCTTTTGATGATTTGAAAATGTGTATGGTTTTTGCTGTTTGACTGGTTTCTCCTGATGAGTGAACCATAACCAACGTTTTTGTTGATTCATTATAGCCTGTGCTTACGGCATAGTCGTTAGTAACGTCCAACATATGTGCAGAATAGTTATAATAACCTATTTGTCCTGAAGAATTATTTCCTGGATTTAATTCTCTTAGAGTTTGCCTTCTGTTACAAAATAATCTTCTTGGTCTAATTCCTTCTGGAAGAACCATATTAAGTTTTGTCCATCCAACAGTAAATTCAAAACACGAAGTTATTTGATGATAAGATTGCCACGTAATATCTCCAGCTCTGGAAAGAGTATAATATTGTGCCCAAGGATATTGATCTGTTTGATAATTACTTCTATTCCAAATGGTATAAGAGGTATAACCTTGAGATGTTAAGTCGCCGTGTGTTACGTCAGTACCAAAATCGTTGTTAGTGTAAGAGTGCATAGCATCACCACAAATACCAAATCTGTGATGTGTTGTAGAGTGTCCAGTTCCTCCCCAAGGATTTCCTACAATTTTGTGGCCAGAATCAAAAATTCTAAATTGCCAATGTGTATTTCCATCACCGCTGTCGCCTAACATTCCGTATAAAGGTAATCCTTCTTTACGATGGTCTACTTGTTGTTGAAGTAAATTAAGTAATCTTGCCATTGTTTATTGATCTCCTAAATTATTATACGCTGCTTGTAAAGCTTTACGTTCATCTTCTTGTTTTTCCAATAATGCCAATCTTAAATCTGCTTGTTCTTTTTCAAGTAAAGCTTTAGCTTCAGCTAATTCTAATTTATACTGTACAGCTTGAGCTTCATTTCTTTCAATACCGCCAAACACAACAACTTCTTGGGTTTCTAAATTTGCTTTTAATCTCCAATGTTCAATATTATCAGGACAACTAATTGCTATAGCTTTTCCTTGTCTTGCTGCTTCTTGTCCAGCAACTGTTTTATCTGTTAAAACTGATCCGTCGTGTGTATTAAAATATATTATTCCCATTTTTTTTAACTACCGTATAGTCCTCCATATGAGTGATCTGCATTTCCATATTTACCCCACCAGTTAACTTGAAACATCAAAGGATAAGAAGTTGAATGATAACCACCGTGTAAAAAAGTTCTTGATTGAGGCACAGAAAAGTTACCTGTACCATTTGTAATTACTGAACCTGATGTAATACTTGAAGCAGATTCTATATTGGTATCGTTACTTGCAGGTATTAAAGAACCACCATCATCATTTCCATAAAGCACTTTAGTAGGTACAGTATGATCTGAATCATTAGGGTCAAAAGACCAAGCGTATGTTCTGTGAGATTGAGAATCTGTGTTTTCACTTTGCCCGCCGTGAAATCCGGTTCTACCCCAAGCAAAATATGGATTACCTCTACTTGATCTTGCTACATTTACACTTATAAATTTTCTAGGATTTTCTAAATTCATACAAAAAGCATTTAAACCGACACCATAATAATAATAAGCACTATAAATCATTCCCCAAGTTCCGTCCCAAGTATGATTAAATTTTGTGTAATATAAATTTGCTTGGTTAGAACTATAAGATGTTGTTGTACTTCCTGTAAATGCTTGCCAAGAACCAAATTGTCTAGCTGCACCAGTAATTCCTAAACTTTGTCCAGTGTTGCAATTAAACACTCCATAAGTCATAGAGTTACCTGTTTTTTGTCCAAATCCTACATAACCATTATTACCTACAACAGTTACCCAATCTTTATTATTATCTGTTGCCCAAGTGTCAGTAAAATATTCTGTAACAGTTAAATTATCAAAATATTCTTTAATTGTTTTTACTTTATTTAAACACACACTTGATTTAAATATTGTAATAGTTTTTGCTGTTTCGCTAGTTTCACCACTTGAATGAACCATAACCAACATTTTATTTTTTTCGTTGTATCCTGTACTTACAGCATATGTGTTTGTAACATTTGGCATATGTGTAGAATAGTTGTAATATTGAATTTGTCCAGAAGCATTATTACCTGGATTTAATTCTCTTAAAGTCTGTCGTCTGTTACAAAATAATCTTCTAGGTCTAATTCCTTCAGGAAGAACGTGATTAATTTTTGTCCAACCTATTTGATATTCAAAACTCTCCGTGTATTGATGAAATTGTTGCCAAGTAACATATCCTGTTCTTGAAAGAGTATAATATTGTGCCCAAGGATATTGATCTGTTTGATATATGCTCTTAACGTAATTTGTGTAAGAACTATAAGATTGAGTTGTTAAATCAGAATGTGTTACATCAGTACCGAAATCATTACCGTGAGAATAAGCGTGCATACCATCACCGCAAATACCAAATCTATAACTTGCTGTTGAATGTGTGCCTTGTCCCCAAGGAGTTCCCACAATTTTATGGCCAGAGTCAAAGACTCTAAATGTCATATGGCCATTCGCATCACCACTATCTCCCATAAATCCGTACAAAGGTAAACCTTCTTTACGACTATCTATTTTTGATAAGACTAATTGTGAAATTGATGCCATAGTATTTTATTCCTAATGTTTCTTGTTTTTAATTATAAAAGTTTTTACTTTCATATTTAAATTATGTTAATAACCATCCAATATAACTTGATGTAACGTCAGGCGTAGTTTTAAATGTCAATCTAATAGTAGCATAATTTTGATCGCAAGTTAAATTTTCATTTGCATTTGCTATTTTATATCCGCCGGCTTGAGCTACTGTTAAATTATTTGATGCCCAAGTACCAAACGAATCAACACCACCTGCTACCGCTGTAAAATTAGCACTTTTATATTCCCATAAAATAGAACTTGCAGAAACCCACGAAGGATTTGCTCCTGGTCCTCCTGTTCGTAAAACTTGCCCAGCTGTTCCTGCTGGTAATCTTGCTACTCCTGAAGCATCTCTATATAAAAGATCTCCTTGAGTTGTAAGTTGAGTTACGTCATCTCCTTTTTTTGCTAATTTTGCCCAATATGTTGTATTTGAAGTAGCAATTCCTGTAGAAGCTAATATGTTAATAAAAGTTTCTCCACCAAATGTTACAATATCATCTACAACATAAGCCGTAGCGCCATTGTAAGCGCCTTGAAATACTGGTTTAATTCTTCCTAAATTGAGTGTTGCCATTATTATTTTTTCCTTCTTATATTTATACTAGTTTATACTTTCATTTTTAAACTATTTTTTTCTTCATAAAAATCACAATTTTTATGTAATATTAATTATTAAATCTCCATTAACAACTGAAAAATTTGTACCAGAATTTAATATGTAACTACTTATAAACAAATCTTCTTGCAATTTTGATTGTTGTCTTGTTGTTATATTATCAACAAAGTTAGTATATAGTATTTTTAATTGTTCTTTATATTCAGGAGTTGATATACTACCTCCTAATTTACTGTGTTTATTATCGAAATAAAACAAACCAGAAACAGCACTACCTGGAATTACACTATCACTTTGTTTTGGCACTACAATGGTAACTTTTGCATTAATATTACCAATAGTGCCTGATGTGGTTACGCCTGTTGTATAAGCTGAACCTCCTGAATGAGTTCCATCAGAAGTTGTTGAAAAACTAAAATTATGGATTAATAAAGTGGAAGAAGAAACATCAAAAATGTAAGTATATCCTTCATAAAATCTAAGAGAATTCCTAGTTTTAGTTAAATGAGTATAAGGATTTTCATCTTCTCCGCCATCTATTTGAAATATTCCAGCATCACCTGTAATGTACATTTTTGTTCCATTATTATTAAAGGTAATTGATTTTGGATTTATATTGTTGGTTCTTATTAAAAAATTAGCATTAGTAGGTTGAGTACTTACTAAATTAAATCCTGTATTTAAAGGATATTCATAAATTGTATTTGTTGCATTGTTTATAGCATACAATTTAGTTCCTGTCGCATTAAAAGTTATTCCGGTAAGATTTGGAGCTGTAGAAGTATGATCATATGCAGCTAAATATACCACACTAGCAACATCAAAAGGCGTTGATATAGTATAAGAAGTTGTAAAATTATCCGTATCGTCCGATACATAAAAAATAGTTCCAGCGGGGTTAGAATTTAAACTTCTAACTGTTGTACTTGTACCTACTGATGATCTTTTTGAAAAAGTTGCAGTTGAAATATCAAAAGCAGCTGACAATGTATACTGTACAATTTGTGGAGCAGATATGCCTTGATCATAATTTCCTCCTGTGCCTAAAACTAACATTGTTGTACCAGCAGTGTTAAAAAGCAAATCTCTTGGTTGAGTTTCTTTTAGATAAGTTGAAAATGTATTTGAATAAGAAGCTGTTGATATATCATAAGCTACAGAACAATTATATTGATTAATTCTACTATTTGCAGTATCGCAAACATAAAATCTACTGCCTGAAGAATTCCATTTTATTCCAGAAATACTTATAGTCGCTGGTGTTTGTGCATTTGATGAATTATATGCCAATTCATTATTCATATTTAAAGAAAATGAATCTGTAAAAGTAGCTGTACTTGTAGAATATGGTGTGCTTAAAGAAAATTCAAAAACACTATCGTTGCCTGAAACTCTTGTAACTGTTCTATGAACAGTTTTTGATTCTGTTGATAATAAAACACCAAAGAAATCATCTTTTTCTTTTTTACTTAGTTTAAAATCTATATATTGACTCATATTTTTATACTATTTATTAATCGTTTTCCATTATCTTCCAACCGTAAGTTGCGCCTGTATAAACTAAACCAAATCCTGCGTTTTTAACATTTACAGTCATATCTTCAGTTAATCCCATTATTTTTAAACCGTTTCTATTGATGGTTAAAATATTAGTATCAAAAGTTCCAGTTAAATCTAAAAATTGTATTTCATCTCCTACTAAAGGAGAAGCTGGCAATCTTATTGTAGCAGTTGCTGATGATGTATTTACAAAAATTCTATCATTTGATACCACTGTAAATATAGTAGAACCATCTCCTACAACTGTTGAATAAGGATTGCCTCCTCCTAATCCTGTCCAAGAACTACCATTATATCCTTCCCATTGTGATAAAGTTGTGTTATATCTTAATCCACCAGTATATAGAGATACGCCTGTAGGTCTTTCTGCTGTTGTACCATTAGGTGGTACCCAAATTCCTGAACCTGCTCGATTTCTGGTCAAATAACCTAACACTGCATTTTCTGTTGGAACAGCTGTATTACTATTACCAGATAATGTTTCATCTATTGAAAATTCATTAATTGTAGCTCCTAATTGAGCACCAATAGAACCAAGTTGTAATTCAGATAATCCTGAAAGATCAAAAGCATCAGCATTTAAAGTTGCAATACCAGTTGCCTGTTGAATACGGAATAAATCTCCTACTCTAAAATCTCCGTCTTGGTCAGTAGAAACAAAGTAAACACGGCCTCCATTTTGTTCATCTACTTTAATCGAACATTTGAAAATTTAGTTGTAATAAGTGTTACGTTGTTATTATTTACAGGTCCATCAAGTTGAGTAACACTATCAGTTAAACGTATAGTTGCAGTTCCTGCAGCAGTATTTTCTTCTGTTACTAAATTGACACGATAATATCTGGAGTTGCCTGTAAATTTAACATTGGCTCCTACTGCTATTACGCCTGTAGTATTTAAAGATGTAACTCCTGTTTTTACTGAAATAATTGGACCTATTTGACCTAATTGAGCAATAGTTGACGGACTGTTTTCACCAAAGGTTGCGTTCAAAGTAACTTGAAATGTTGATGAGTTTTCTTTTGTAATAGTAATAACTTCACCTTTTTGGAAATTTCCAACTCGATTTTTTATGTGTATATTATTTAATTGAGTGTTATATCTAAAAAACGTAGCAGTTGCACCTGATGTATTTCCTACTACTGTAGCAGTTCCTGAACCATTAATTGCAATAGCTCCTGAAATATCTGATTGTGATGCTGTACCTATGAACCCGCCAGGACCTACTGATGATAAAACGCCAACATATCTAAGCATTTCACCATTACCTAATATACTAACAGGAGTTTCAGCTACTAATTGTCCTTCAGCGACAGCGCCTTGTTCTCCATAACAAGATGAACCGTTTAGACTTCTTATAAAACCACCTTCAGAACAATAGTAAGATTTGTTACAAAAATACGTAAAACAAGAAACCATTTCTGCTCGGCCATTTCCGTGACACCAAATACCTATACCGTCAGAATTAATTTGTGTAAAGTGTGTTCCTAAAATTGATTTATTACTTGCAGCATTTGTATGCAAAAGGCCGTCAATTTTTATACCTACAGCACCAGCATTTATAGATGTCATATCTTGTAGATATGGAGATTGTGTTAAAATAGCTCCTTCAGGATCTAATGAAGCAACAACAGCTCCACCAAAACCCGTGTTAGCAGATAAATGTACAGAAGTACCAGTCATACCTCTTAGTGTCATTAATCGTAAATTTGTAGCATCATTTAATAACCACATATAAGAAGAACCAATTCCAGCTGCACTTACAGATACAGTATTTCCTATTTCAAAACCATATCCGCCGTGGTAAATAGCAACAGCACTAACAGCAACTCCTGCGATTGTAACATTTATTACTAATCCTGCACCTCAACCTGTAACTGGTGTTGTGTGTACATATTTGTAAGTACCAGGAGTAGCACCTGAAATTGTTGACGAAAATGAAACTGTTGCAGCTGTAGATGAATTACCTGATGCAGGTCTTACTTCGACAGCTCTTAATGCTTCACCTCTTACTGATACGTTAGCAGGAACTACTAAAGGTAAATGTTCTAAATATGAGCCGGCTTTTACCCATACCATATCGCCAAAACCAACATTACTTATGATTAATTGCATATTGGTAGCACCACCTAAATATGATGCACCATTTATTGTAACAGTATCTCCAACTGTAAAATTTTTACCACCATTCACAATTTTAACATTTGAAACTGAAGGAGTTGATGAACCGTCTAATGTAATTCTAAAAACTGCTCCTGTTCCTGATCCTGATGTTGTAAAAGTAGAAACATCAAATACACCTGCAGCACCTCCTGTGCCTCCTGAAACACTTGTGAGTGCTAAAATATCATTTTTATTTGCAGCAGCTAATGCGGCTTTAATAGTTTTAAATGGTAAAGTTTTTGCTCCTGTTGCTGTAGCATCATCTCCTGAATTTGCAACATATAAAACGTTTCGTGAACCTTCATCATAACGCCATTCAGGTAATGTTCCGTTTGAAGTTAATATAGAACCTGGTGGACCTAAATCTAATCTTGAAGGAGCTCCTGAAGCGTTAAGAACAATCATATCGCCAGATTCAGTCATCACGTTGCCTTCATCACCTACCGCTAATGTTTCCCAAACTGATGCATCAGTACCTGGTGTTATGCCTTGTTGTCTATCTTTTTTCTGTATATAAGATGAACCTAAGTATCTTACAACTTCACCAATTAAATATGTTACGCCTGAAGAATAAGATCCTTGATATTTAAAACCTGTTGTAACTAAATTCCAATATGATGAATTTACAGCTCCTGTGGCCTGAACAGCAGGATATTGATTTGAATGATTTGCATTTGCTACGTAAGAATTACCTCCGTAATTTACAACATCTCCTGTTTTATATGCAGTTCCGTATGAAAATGTTCCTGTAGGATTATAACCTGTTGTTACAACGTCCCAATATGCATTGTTTGTTGGTGTGTTTCCTGCTGGCGTTTCTTGTATTGCAACATAGGTATAACCACCGTAAGTTACTATATCACCTGTTTGATAATTTGTAGCCGGATTATAACTGTCCTCCCATTGTAATCCTTCGGTATAAACACTAAATTTTGTTTCGTCAAAAGATGAAGCACTTGCAGAAGATGTGTGAGCTGTTGTACAAATCCATAAACTAGCTCCATATTTAACTACATCATTGACTTTATAATACGTGTTTGTTGCATATGAACCTTTATAATCTGTTGCATCAAGATATAATTCAAAATTTGCTGCATTTAATATTGCTACACCACCTACGGCTGCAGCTGATGTGTGTTGAGTTGTACAACGATATTGTCTTGAACCATATTTTACAACGTCATTTAATTTGTAATGTGTGGAAGCAGCATATGTGCCTTTAAAGAAAAATGATTCACTATGTAATGAATATTTACCAGCAGATAAATCTGTATAAAATCCTGGACTTGTGGATTGTGAAGTATGATTTACTAAAACAACATAAGAGTTACCGCCATATTTTACTATATCGTCTATAACATAAACGGTTGAAGTTGCCCAATCGCCTCTCCATTTAAATTTTAATCTACCTAATTTAAAATCTGCCATATTTTATCTCTACCTATATACCAACATATGTTGTTGAGTTAACTGAAGCCGCTGTGTTTTCAAAAGTGTCAAAATCGTCAGAAACTAATGCCGTTCTTGCCACAGGTTTATTTTCTCTCCTTACCAATTCTCCATCACTATTTATAAGATAAGTAGACTTAAAATCATAAGTAAATTGTTGAAACTTATCACTATCATTATTAAAATATCTTTTTTTATTCATACACACATTTACTATAATTCCGTTAGCTGGAGTGATGGTTAATGTTAAAATATTACTTGAAACATTGAAATCGGAAAAAGGAATTTTTTTAATATTATTTACAAAAACCGTTATCATATTTGCATTATCTATTGCACTAACTAACGTAAAAGTGTTACTTCCAGCAACTGTAAAATTTTGAACATCATAATACTCATCTCTTTCGTCAACGTAATTTGTTTCATCTTTAGGTACTAAATCAGATTTACCTTCTTCGTAATATTTTGAAACTGTAATTTCTTCTGTGCTTTTTTCTCTATCAATTGTAGTTAAATATAACATACCATCAACGGTTCTTCTTAAACCGTTAAAATTTTTTAATTTTGTTGTTGTAGTAGAAGAAACAGGTAAAAGATAAGACATTATGAAATCTCCAATATACTAGCAAATGCTTCAACTTCAGGTAAAGACGAATCTACATTAACTTCCGCCACAATTCTAACAATATCATTTGCTTCTAAATTGACCGGTTTATCTAAAACTAAAGTATTATTTGTTTCTATTTCTAAAGATTTTCCTATATGATAAAAAGTTGTACCACCATCTGTTGTAACTTTTACATCAACGTTGGCAATATTTGTAGAACTTTTATTTGAAATATATAAAGCGTGTATAACAGCAACTGTAGATGATGGACAAGTGTAAAAATTTGCACTTGCATTATCAGAAGTAACAATTGTCATACCTGCGTTTTTAAAAGCACTTGCCATTTTTAAATTATCCTCCAAACACTATGGAATATGCTAAAGCATCTCCGTCCATAGCCAAAGTTCCACTTTGATTTGGTAATGTGATTGTTCTATCACTTGTAGGTTCATCTACAGTTAAGGTTGTTTCAAAAGCATTTTCAATCAAACCTTCAAATACTAAATTTGAACCATTTAATACAAGATTGTTTGTTGTTACATTACCAGCATTTGTTGCACCTTGTAATGTTACGGAACCGGCACCGCCTAATTCTTTTATAGTACCGTCGGAAGCTTTTGTATAAAGTTTACCATCAGGTATATTAATCGCCAATTCACCTACTTCTAATTGACCTGCTGTAGGTAAAGATGAAGGGACGGACGAGCGTTTTGGTTTAATTACAGTTGTCATAATCTAATTATTTTTTAAAAATATTTTTTAATTTATCTGCAAATTTGTAATTAACTTTTTCGTCTTTTTTACCGATACTGTATCCGATTATAAATGAACCGGCCATAACTGTAAGTATTGCTATGATATGCCAAGCTAAAAATGCCATTAATATGTTCCTCCGTCTATTGTTGTTACAGCTACTGAACCACTTGTAACTGTAAAGTTTGCTGTAGGAAAATTAGCTATACCTAAATTTGATGATGTTGCTAATTCACCTTGTATTCGTATAGTGTTGCCTGATACTATTGTATCTATTCCTTCTCCTGTTAAAAATTCTAAAGTTTGTTCTAATAAAACTTGTCCTGTAGTTGAAGATTCGTCAGATATATTAATAAAAGGATTAGCAAGTTTATTTCTTGTAATAGAACCTGATAACATAGAATTTGTGATACCTAATGCTTTTACTCTTAAAGCATCAGCATTTACTTCGATAGAAGAATTATCTACATTAACGTCTAATTGATTTCCTGTTTTTGATAAAGCAGCGCCTGCTACAATTTGGCCAGCACCTGAAAATTGTTCAAATAAAATAGGACTTGTACCAATAGATGATGTAATTTCAGTTTGCACATAACCGTTTGCACCATTTAAAGTACCCTCAGATACAAATAGAAAATCTCCTGAAGATATTTCATTTGTTGTATCAAAATCTATAGCTCTTGTGAAAACTGTGGATGATGTTCTAATATAGATACCATTATGTGCCGTGTTTGCTTGATTTTTTATTAATACTCTATCTCCATTTACAAGCGTATAACCATCAAGTGTTGAAAGAGCTATTGCAAGAGTTAATGTAGCACCTACACCTGAAGCACCATTATTATAAGTTACTGCACCACCAGATAAAGTTTCTAATGTATCTGTTGTAGCCGCTTTAACTGAAGCGTGAACGTGTAGTCCTTCTGCAATTGCGTCAACATATGCTTTGTTAACTAAAGATTCAGCAGTAAATCCTGCACGGCCTTCATAACCTGCTGGAACGATAACTGTTCCTGTACCGTGTGGAGATAACGATATATCTTTATTTGCTGTTGTAGTAGCAATTGTTTGACCATTAATTGTTAAGTCATCTACAACTAAAGAAGTGATACCTGATAAATCTGTTGTTGCAGCTGCACCTAAAGTAATTGTTTGAGCACCTATAAAAACTGATGGATTTGCTAACTTAACGTTTGTAACACCTGCATCTGTTAATTGTGTCGTGCCAATCGATTGATTAATTATATTAAAAGATACTTTATTATTTGAAACAGTAGTATTAATTTGAGAATTACCTTCAAAATCTAAAGTTTCATTTGTATTAAATGTATCTGTACCTGTATCACCTGTAATTGTAAAATTAGAATAAATCGTATCAAAAGATAAATTACCTGAACCATCTGTTTTTAAAAATTGGCCTGGTGTACCTGTTACTAAAGGTAAAGTTAATGTGTAAGAACCTGCTAGTGAGTTAGGCGATTTAATTGTTATAGAATCTGAACCATTACTTGTTCCTTCATTAAATTTGATTCCTCCACCTATTGATGAGCTATTACCAATAATTAATTCATCAATTGCTTTATTAGAATCTACAATAATACCTGATGTAGCAGTTAAAACTCCTGGTTGATGATCTAATAAATTTGTAAAATACTTACCACCAATAACTTCTTGCGTTGTTGCATCACCATTACCGTCAATAGGGCCAACACCAATAAAGAGTTTATCTCCTAATGTGTTATAGGTACCTGTAGCGTATGAATAAGAAAGTTCTCCGATTTTGGCTGTAGCTGGTTTACCTAAACCACTG